TACTCCGTCAGGATGCGGATGTAGCCCTCGCCAAACGTCACCTGGTTCTCGCAGGCCGTGTCGTAAGCGACGTCCGCGTCGGACATGTACTCGATGTGCCGCACGATGCCGTCGAAAATCTCCGCGACCTCCGGATCAGCCTTGTCGTCAGCAGGAATGACCTTGCCGCTGGGGCGGTTCTGGCGCTGGTCGTTGGTGACCGACTTGACGTGCTGCGGCAGCTTGTTGATCGTCAGGCACGGCCTGGCGTTGATCGTCTGGCCCTGCACGCTGCCTCGGGTTGCCAGCACATCCTGCGGCCACTGCCACGAATTGTCTGAACTGCCGGCATAGAACTTCAGATCGTCCAGCTCGTTCTGTCGGGAATTCGACACCGCAGCCTGCGCCATTGTCATGCGCTGACGCATCTCGGCCAGAAAATCCGCGTCCTGCTTGCCGCCAGCAGCAGCCACGCGGGCCCCGGCGATGCCGGTGGGGTCGGAGGTGCGGTTGTACGCCATTACTTCTTCTTTGCAGGCGCGGGCTTTTGTTGAGCCTCGCGTTTGACACTGTACGCAATGGCGACAGCCTGTTTCTGGGGCTTGGTCTGCATTTCAGCTTTCACGTTCTTGCGGAACGCTTCTTTGGACGCTGATTTCACCAGAGGCATGTCATTTCCCCTTCTTCGCCGTCTTGGCCGACTCTCTGAACGCCTTGGCGGTCGGCGCACCCGCCGAGCCCGGTTTGCGCATCTTTTCACCGCTGCCGGCAGCGATGCGCTCGCGCTTGGCGTGGATTGCAGCGTAGAGGCCGGGGTCGCCGGGTTTTTTCTGGGGCATGATCAGCACTTCCAGCGTTTCAAAGCGGCCTTGGCCCGCTCGCCGTCCTTAGCCTTCGCAGCCACGCCGCCCATTCGGGCGCAAAAACTGGCTTTCCGACCCTTATCCGCCTCAGTCTTCGGATTCGGCGCCGGGGCCTTCAGATTCGACCCCGTTTCGCGGTTATAGCGCTCGCGCCCCTTGGCCGTCAGGCCCGCGCCGCGCTCAGTGGGCAGTTTTTCGCCCCGGCCGACGCTTAGAGACACGGATTTCTTTGCCATCACCGCTCCCGGAGGCCCTCAGTGAGCCATCCAACCCGCCAAAACCACGCCGCGATCACTGATCGAGCGGCGCTGCTCCTTGGCATTGTACTCCCTGTGCGCCAGCGGGAACGCAAACGTGCATGCCAGCGCGTCGGCAGCGTCCGGCGACGCCAGTCCACGCGATTTCATGTCCTTCTTCGACTCCAGGTACACCGTTCCGCTGCTGTCGGGCTTCGTCTTCGGCCCCGTCAGGTCGGCTTTCAACTGCCGGTCAACCGGTACGTGCGCCGATTTCAGCCAGTCACGCATCGCGCCCCACAGTTCGGCGCGCTTATTGCCCCACATCACGCTGGACTTGGCTTTCCAACCGAAATTCACGCCCCTGACCTTGAACCGCTGTTCCGTCAGGCGGTCCAGAATCCCGTATCCCAGCCCGCCCTCGTCAATCACGGTCAGCGCGGGCCGGAATTCCTCGATGGCGTCGATTACGTGCCCCACCACGGTCATCGTGTCATCGCCCCGATACCGTCGAATTGCCACCAGATCACGCCCCTGACGGGCCACGATCACGGTCGAGTCAGCGCCACTGCGCGCGGGGTCCACACCCAGCACAATCGGTGCCGTGGGGTCCTTGTGCGCCGCCCGCTTTACCGCGTCATCCACCAGGCGCGGCGCGATGAACTGGTCTTCGCCGGCAGCGGGGAACTCCCCGTACACCTCAACGCGGGCCTCGCGGGAGTCCTCGCCGTACTCGTCGATGATCTGCCGGTACACCCGCTGGTCAGTGCCCTCAACGCTGCGGGCGTCGATCTGGATGTTCTTCCAGAAATCCCGCTTGGCGTGGAAGCACTCGAAGAAATACCCTTCATTGCGACGCGGGTTTGAGAACGCCAGCCAGTACCTGTCAAGGATGTTCTCCGTAAAAAACCCCGCGCCCACCGCCCAGATCGGATCCGGGATGCCCGACGCCTCGTCGAATATCAGCATCATCCCGTCCATGTTGTGCGTGCCCGCATACGCGTCCGGGTTCTCCTCGCTCCAAAGCCGGCCCTCGGCGGCCCAGTACCGGGTGCCTTTCTTCAGATCGCGCTCAACAATCTGCGTCAGCCACTGCGCCGGCATGAGCTTCGTCGCGCTGATTTCCCACCAGTGCGAATTGATCAGCATCGCCGACCACTTCGTCAACTCGCCCCAGGTCACGCCTCTGAGCTGCGCCTCGCTGTTCGCGCTGACCATCACCGTGCTGCCGATTCGCGTCGAGAGCATCCACAGGATCAGCCAACTCACCAGCGCCGACTTCCCGATCCCGCGCCCGCTCGACACCGCCGCCCGCAGGGTGTCCATTTCCACCTGCCCACGGTTCGCCCCGATGTGATCCCGGATCATCCGCAGCACGCGCCGCTGCCACCGCCGCGGCCCGTCGAACGCCGCCAGCGGCGTGTTCAGCTGCCCCCACGGGAACGCCAGCAACACGAACGCCTCGGGGTCGTCCCGAATACGCGGCTCCCACAGACGCGTCATCAGCGCCTGCTCCTCGGTCGCGGTGTATATCGGCTTCTGCATTTATATCGAATTTACCGGGGTTTATCGGCGGGCGCTAAATCTCTGCATCAGCGCGTCACACCCGGCAGCGGCCGCGGCGCCGCCCGCATCATCGTCGGCGCGCCCTGCAAATACACCTCCGCTGGCCGCGGCGCCGTCATCGGATACGCCTGTTCAATCTGCCTAACAATCTCACTCCACCGAGCCGGATCCGCGCCAGGCGGCGGATTACTCCTCCAATCGCCCGGCACCGGCCGACGGCCGACCATACCCATCGCATTCGCCGCCCGCGGCACCCCGCCCATCATCGGACCCAGCGCCATCAGCGCATTCATCACATTTCGCTCAACCTCACCCGGAATCCGACCCTGCGCCGCCGGCCCCGCGCCACCACCCGGGATCACCCCAGGCATTCCCGGCGCCACGTTCGCCCCCTGCATCCTACGCGCCCGGGGGTCCACCGCCGACGGCGTCCCAGGCCGCACCAGCGCCCTGTCAGCATTCAGCAAATCCCGCAGCGTCTTATCCGCCCCGAACAACCGCCGAAAATCCGCCAGTTCCTCCGCCGTCACCACCGCCCGTCCGTTTACCACCGGCCTGTCGGGCCTCGGACCCGTGTACCGCGTGGCGTACATCGCAGCAGCGTCATCGTTCATCAGGGCGTTCGGCATACACAGGCTCCTTGGCCGGCAGCGCCGCAGGCGCAATACCAGCGGCGGGCGCGGCTATCTTACCAGCGCGGCGCGTCAGCGGTGCACGCATCACGCTGCTTCCCATCGAAACTTAGCTTGCCCCACCACCGATTGCCATTCCCGGCCCGGGCGGTTCATCCAGCCAGTTCCGTCGCCTTCCTTGGTCTGCGCCACAACCTTCCACCCAGCGCCGCGCAACGACGCCCCGGACTCCGACTGCAGCGTATACGTCACCATCTTCCGCCAGCCCAGCGCACGCGCAGCCTGCCAGCATCTGCCGTACAAAAACGAACACGCATTCCGCGGCGCATCATCCAGCACGCAGCAACGCGTCACTTCCAGCGTCTGACCGTCATCCAGCATCCGCGCCACAGGCCGGCCCACAATCGCCACGCCAACCAACGCGGCGCCATCACTGACGCCCACCGCAAACACACCACCCTGCGGCGCTTTGTTGTGCCTGTGAAAGTTGTCCACAAACTCTTTCGCCTCGGTCAGCGTCATCGGAATCGCAGTTAACGCCATTACACCTTTTCCCCCAGCGTTTCTCGCGCCAGCGGAATATTCCTCGTCACCTCCACCGCATCCTCCACCTCCACCGCCAACCCACGCTGCAACCGGCCGTTCGCGGCCTCCAGCGCAGCCACCACGCTGATCTGGGTATTTACGTCAACCTGCACATTCGTCTTCGCCACCCAGTCGTGTCTGTGCTTTAAAAACTCCAGCGCCGCCTTACTATCCCCAGCCTGCGCGGCGTCAAATACCACGCGGGACATTTCCATCTCGCTGTCGGCGCGGCCTTTCATTTCCGCTACCTCGGCTATCGGGTCCATTATCTTCAGCCGAGCCAGTTCTGCAGGCAACATACCCGCCGCCAGTGCAAGAGATTCTCCGCGCAAACCCAAGCGAGCGGCATCGTATATGCGCTCCAGCATTTCGGGCGTGGCTTTTAGCTCGCGGGCGCGGACTGGAAGATCGCGGAACATGGCATCAATGATAGCGGATTCTGCGCAAAAAAAAAATTTTGTGCGGGGGCTCCACACACTTTTACACCCTGCGCGGGACCTGGCCGGGGGGTCTCCGCCGCGCCCCGCCCCTCCCCGCCTGGTCGTCAGCACACTGATTATCCGCACACTGACGCTTCGGACGCTGACTATGCTGCAGCGCAGCACAGGGCCGGCAGGGTGAGCGCAGCGCTGGGGACCGCGCCCGATGTTAGTCCCCGTTAACATCGTTGCACCGGGGGGAATAGGGGACGCGCCGTTATGTGAGTACGCGCTGACATCAGAAAGCTAGGGGGAATAGGGGGCGCGGGGGCGCCGGGCATGGTCTGCCCCCCCGCGTGTCCCCTCTGTCCCCTCTGTCCCCTCCGTTTTTATTTAGCTCAACCCCCGAGGGTTTTTTTTTTGAACTTCGGATCATAAGGGGGAATAGGGGACATAGAGGGAAAACGACCGTTCTCTGAGGGTCCAGAATTGGTCTAACCGGGGGTCACCATAGGAGAAAACGAGGGGACATGCTGCCTAGGCTCGGGTTAGGGAAAGCACCTACCGTTCCTGACGGCCGCTGTAAGTTTCGCGTAAGGAAAGCCGCCGACACTGTCTCTGTCGCGCCGATGGGCGGCGCGCAAGGAGTAGACGATGACGACGACGAAGCAGAGTCTGTACCGCACGGCCGAGATGAAGAACCACGTTCACACTGACGGCGGCGCGGCCGACATTCCTGCCGGCACATGCGTGGCTGTGCGCTACGCTGGCGCAGCGCGGCATCCCTGGTTGCGTGTTCCGATGGATCGCTACGCGGTCACGCACTGCGGCATCGAGCGCGGCATTTTCTGGGAGCGGGATCTGTGTCGGTTTGTGCTGTGATTATCTGAGCGCTGACGAATAACCACGGGCCTACGGGCCCGGTCATAGGAGTGATGACGATGCGAGTAATGGACCGAGACACTGCAGAGCATTTCTATGCTTGGCTGGATCGCATGGTGCGATTCGAAGACCAGCACGATGTAGAACGGGCTATTCACGCCCTGCTGCGTAATGACCCCGAGCTGGTGAATGATCGATCGTGGCCGGAACTCTGCCGCATGGCCGGGATTCCGTGGTTTGCTTGACCCCGAGTTATAACCTCGCGAGCCGGGGTTATGGCGCGCGGTCTGCGCGGATAACGATAGGAGTGATGACGATGCCCCGATACGAAACCCAGTATTTCGCGTGGATTCGCACGCCGAACGACAGGGACGGCGATAGTGCCAGACAGGTAATCGCGTCAGGTTATAGCTGGCGCAAGATCCTGCGGGAAATCCGCGAGCACGCGGCGCGCCGCGACATGCTGGGAATGTCTGTCGGCCAGATTATGGTCAGCACGCAGACGGGGAACGTGCGCAGCACCCGCGCGCTGATCGACCTGACGTAAGCCCCGCGTAAGCCTAGCCCCCGACACTACACACGCCCCACACCGGGGCGCACTGGAGACACCGATGCACAACGTCCCCCTCACCCCCGCCTGCGTGGCGTTCGCCATCGCATTCGGCCTTGCCCTGGGCGCCCTGGTGGTGCTTGGATTCTGACACTGACGAGAGGAAAGACCATGGCAATCAAGAAAGGCGACATCGTGCGCATCAAGCCCGAATGGCAAGACCCGGGCGACGACAAATACACGTTCGTCGCAATTGAAGATCAACAGGGCGACACCGTCCGCATCGGATGCGTTGATGTCTGGCCTGACCTCCCGTTGATACCGAATCAGCTTGTCCGCGTTTCCATGCTGGCCTGACGCATCCGCCGAGCCCCCCTCCGGGGGTTCTGGGATGCGCCACGGTGGCGCAGATAACGAGGACGACCATGCACGATATCGAAATTGCCCGCACTGCGGGCCAGATCCTGGCCGACCGAGGGCCGACCCGGCGCCTGCGCAATGGCGACATCTTGGAGGCCGTCATCGGCGGCCGCGCGCTGCGCGTTTACTGGCCCGATGACGCCGAAGATATCGGCGACACCCGGATTACCTATCAGGTTCTTTCCGGCCGCGCTGCAGACCGCGTGACGCGCAATGCAGCCCGCCGCCCCTGACACCCCCGCAGAGCCCCTACGGGGGCCTCTGTGGCCTTTCCCGCCCGCGCTGCTGGACTACCCCAGCATGCCCCCCTGCGCGCGCCCTGTGGGCCGCGTAATCCCGCCGGCCGATGCCGAGCCGGCTTTGATGTGAAAACCTGGAGAACGACGATGCACACACCCGGACCGTGGACGCTGCGCGCCTGCGCGATAAATTACCAGCAACTGACCGGCAGCGGTTCTGGCCTGATTGCCGACATACATAACGACAACGACGCCGCCCTGATCGCCGCCGCCCCCCAGATGCTCCGCGCCCTGCAGCGCCTGACGCATCCCGCCGCCGACGATGACGACCTGGCCTATGCGCTGGATGTCATCCGGGTCGCCACGGGTGCGCCGTGATTTTGGCGCTGTTGGCAATCCTGCTAGCCCTGCTGCTGGCAGTGATTCTGGACCTATAATCGCGCGGTCCTTCGGGACCGTTGTCTCCTCCTCTGGCCGTGCGGCCAGTTCGCCCCGGGCGTCAAAGCATTTCTGCCCGGGGCTTTTTTCTGAGGCACAACGATGCTGATCATCACCCATTGCGACGCGCCGCCCAATCTTCGGGCCGCCGGAATCGCTGCCGCTGAACGGTTTTTCGCAGAATCCGGCGTTGACCCGATCGCCGCCTGGCGGGCCGCTGAAAACGTCAGTTTCGGCCAGCCGTACGACCGCGACGCACTGCGGGCGTGGTATCTGGCGGAAGACGCCGCCGTGCTGGCCATGTATGGGCGCTGGCGCCACGCACCCGCCAGCGTGGCGCTGGAGTGGCGCGCGGAGCCGGCAGGGGCGGCTAGCCCGCCTTGAACGGGTAGATTTTCGCCGCAGGCATCAGCGTTTCGAGCATGCGGCGAATCTCGCTGCGATTGTGCTGGTACCGCTCCAGCGTGTCGGGCAAGCACAGGATGTGCTTTTTGACCGGATGCTCTGGGCACCGGACCTTCCCGAGATCCAGCCAGCCAGCATGCCCAGCCGCGACATACAGAGACTG